TTGCGGGCGCGCGGCTGCGGTCAGCAGGTATCCAGCGTTCACGTCCAGCGCATTGACGGCGGACTGCCCCAGCGTGCGCACCAGATCCCGATACGTCACCTCAAAAGCAGTGATCGCAGTCGCGGCCACTGGCACGCGCGATGGCTCCGTCCAGCTCGGCGTCTGTGGCGAGACGTAGGTGGTTGCCGGCATGCCGAACACGTCTTGCACCGCGTCGATGGTAATCACGCCGTTGGTGAGCGAGCCGTAGTCAACCCGGCCCACTCGCAGCGGCATCAGGGTAACGCCAAGCTCGGGCCATGAAAACGCGATCACATCGCCAGGCAGCAGCCCGTAGCCGTCGCGCGTCACGCGCATACGCACCCGCGCCAGGCAGGCAGTGGCGGCGGTCACGTCGCGCAGCGCCACCCGCGTCGCCAGCGCTGCGGTTGGAAGGCCGGGATACTCCGTTACCGCAGCCGTCACGCGACCCTGCGCCTGCACAGATGCGAGGTTCTGCACCGTCACAGATCCCGTCTGGCCACTGGCCTGGTCCTCGAATCTGACCGTGATCTCGTTCGTGCAGTCCGTCGGCGCCGCGCGCTCGAACGACTCAAGGTCGATTACGTTGCCCGCGGCGTCCGAAAACACCTGGAGGCTTGATATGGTGTAGTCCTGCCGGATCGCGCGCAGCCGAATCAGGCCAGTACGCGGGTCTTCGCCCACGGCAGCGCCCACGTGGTCCATGACCTGCTGGAGCAGGCTCTCGACCGGCGCTTGCTGCTGCCACACCAGGCACAGTCCCATGCCCTCAGCCTGGAAAGTCGCCGCCGCTTGCACAAAGCTTGCCGCGTCAAGGCGGGCCGCCGGGTAGCCGTTTCCCCACCGCCGATTGGTCAGCGCCTCATAGACGATGTGCGCCGGGTTGGCTGCGATCAGGCCGCCCGGCAGGCTTACCTCCGCGTTGGCGGAATTCCAAACCGGCCCATCCCACCCGGACAACACCCGCCTCGCCCGCACCGACCAAGGCTTGATGTACGGATTGTTGCAGGCCACAAGGCCGCGGTAGACGATGCCGAGGATGCCTCGATAGCCCGGCTGCGTGCCGCCTTGCTGGCCTGACAGGTAGGCGTTCGCGCCCTGCGTCGCGCCGCCCATCATCACGTCGGCCGTGCCGCTCAGTCCTCCCTCGCGTTCTTCTCCTCCAAACAGGTCCGGGGCGTTGATGCTGATGGCGCCGTTGGCCGTTGCCGTGCCAGTCCAGGCCGAGCGACCACCCGCGCGAATCTCCAGCACCGCGTCCACCGGCCCGTGGCAAAAGCCCATGTGCAGGCCCATGAAGTAGCGGAAGCCAACCGTCTGTTCTCCGCCCCCACCGCCGCTCACGATGCAACCTCGCGCCGCGCAAGGGCCGCCACTTGCTGTGCCAATGCGTCACCAGTGGCATCTAGCTTGTCGGCCTCGATTCCGCCAGCCAAGAACTCGCTCCAGTCCCAACCCTGCCGCGCCCAAAAGTCGCGGCCGCCACGCGCGCAAAACCCAAGCTCTCGCAGGTGTCGCATGTAGGCCCGCGGCGCGCTCACTTCTTGCCACCGCCCTTCGTGATAGCCGAGGTGCGCATGTCACCGAACCAGATCACGTTCGGACCCTTGATCCACACGGTTCCGAAGATTACCGGCACGGGCCTTCCGTCCTCGGCCGTCGGCGCATCCACATCGCTGAGACTCGCAGCCTTGGGGCCTTCGGGGCGCGGTCGCAGGGCGTTGGTGACTAGGGTCGCCACCAATACGATGGCGAGCTGAATCACGAAGTTCCAGACCATGGGCAACTCCTAATAAATTGGGTCAGACCCAAAGGGGTTTTTCGTCGGGATGAACGGCATGCCGCCGTAGTTCAGCGCGTTGCCGAACTTGCTGTTGCATGTCGTCAGGCTATGGTCACACCCCGGATAGAGGCGCACCGCTGCGCCAACCGCTAATCCCACTGGAGGCATGTCGATGGTGATCGCAGCGCCAACATGCGCGGTCACAAAGCGCCGCTCGAAGACTGGATCGGCGCCGAGCTGCCACTCGACGTACCCTCCAGCGAAAAATCCGTCCGGCAGCGCCCCGGCGGCTGTCACGGTGAGCGACAATCCGTCGATGACGTTGGCCACTCCGTTCACTCGCACAGCCTCCGGGTTTGCCGCGCAATCCACGCCGTAAAGCACGTAAGGGCAGGTTTTCTGGTAGTTGCGCCGCAGGCCCGAGCGGCGCAACGTGCCAGACAACGGCTCAAGCTCGATGTCCGCACGGCCTGCCGAAAATGAAACCCCAGTGATGACGCCTTGCCACAGAGTGATGGCCTCGGAATCTAGGTAGTGCATCTGCCGCAGCACAAGCTCGACAGGGTCAGACGGGGGCGCAATCATGAACAGCGCCGCCACCGGGAAGGCGCGCGCCACCGTCAGCCGCAGCCCCGAGCGCTGCGCTTCAGGACCTTGCTCAATGTTGCCGCGCTGGATCGGGTGCGCCGCGTAGAGCACGGCGTCGAAGAGGACGTCTCGGTCCGCGCTGGTGTAGTTCCAAGTTATTGGTCCGCGCGAAAACCGGTACAGCTCCACCGGTCTACCATCGGCGGCGGATCGTTCCAGATTGTCGTATGCCATGCCAGAGTCTCGCCTACGCCGTTGTGCGGAATGCGCGCAACGACAGCGCCGCTTCGGCGGTCTCGCCGTCCCACCAGGCGAACTCGGCGGTGTCGGTATCCGCCCGCGACAGGGCCATGTAGCTGATCTGCGCCACCTGCGCGGGCGTCACATCACCCGCGCCAAGCGCCGAATCAATAGACAGTCGCTCCACCGAAGACGATAGCTCTGTCACGCTGAGGATGCGGCGGTAGAGGATTGATCCCGAGAACAGCCGTATGCGTATGTCGCGTCGCTGCACGGGTGGCGGATTCGTCAACGTCGCAAGGCCGCACCACGCCACGTCGATCTGCGTGGCGTTGCCGAGCACTGTGGCGGCAAGCTCCAAGTCATCGCTGAAGCTCGGCACCCACACCGCGCCCTGCTTGCCCCGCAACGCAAAGAGGCGCTTGCGCCACGTATCCAGCGCCGCTCGCCCGGCCAGCAGGTAGCGCATTCGCTGGGCCGGGAAAACCATCTGGCCCGTGTCCTCAGTCAACACCTTGCCGGTCCCCGGGTCAAACACGAAAATCTGGCGCGAGAACGAGGTCTCCGGTTCTCGTGACCAATCGTGAATCTCCTCCAGCACAGGAGCGCCGCGATATGTTGGCGACGCTGCCGAGGCCCACTTTGCCGGGTCCTGCATCTCAAAGCGGAGGCGCATGGTCGATGCGGAGCCCGTGAATCGCGCTGCCTTCGCCTCGTCAAGCAGCTTCGCGCGCCTCGCTGGGTAGACGCGAGTCCCGGCTGCCCACGACTGTATCGTCGGCCTCGAAAGGCCAATGCTACCGGCCGACACCGTTGCCACCTCGCCAACCTCGAAGGCGGCCTGAGCAGATCTGAGCATCACGAGATCGCCAACGGCGAACTGTCGGCCGGACGGATCAAGAGGAATGGCGCTCGATCCAGCGGCCAGCGGTGCGGCAAGCTCAAGTCCATCAAACCAAAGTGGCAGCGCTACAGTACGGCTTCCCCAACCCCACAGCAGCGTTTCGAGCCGCCGACGATCTGAGTCCGTTGGCGCGACGGTGAACTCCAGTGTTTGCCGTGGATCAATGCGAAGCGCGCGCCGCTGCTCCTCGCCCCGGTAGGCCCGCAAGATATCGGTGCGCCACTCCAATCGCTCCAGGATGCCGGCAGACCAATCTGGCGCGAAGACCCACGCAACAATGCGCGATCCCACAATGACAACCGCTGGCGTCTGACCAGTGCTGAAGCCAAACGACAGCGTTGCATTGATCGTGGTGGGGCCAACCGCACTAACCCCAAGCTGGTAGCTCTTCGACTCCAGCGGCGCAAAAGCGACCGGCGTGGTGGTAGAACCGGACAGCGTAACGCCCTCTGCGTTGGTGGCACTGATCGAAGTCATTGAGACTGCGCGGCGCCAGGCATTCCAGACCCACAGAGTCTGTGTCTGGTCGCTAACTAGGTTTCCAAGGTCGAGACGAAGGAACTTGAGATGCACGCGATCGTAGAAATCCAGACGCGCAAAGCCCGGCGCGAAAGTCGCAGCTAGCGAATCGCTGACTGGCCTGTATGCCTCCGTCATGCCGCTTCCAACGCCTGGACGGCGGGCGCTGATGAAAGCCGACGCGACGGAGTTGGTGGCAAAGGCCGGGAACCGCTGACGGGTCCAGGTGTAGTTCCAAAGCACGCTAAACGCCGGCACGGAATCTTCCTAGCCGTTTTGCCTGAAGGCGTAACCCATGTACCACGAATTCTGCACACCTGGCGGGCCCGCCAATGCAGAACCCTTGCGAATCACTGGGAACACGCGCCACGTGTCCGAGCCCAACGTCACTGTGTCGCCAGGCGTGAAGTTTTCCACGTTGATGTAGCGCATGTCCTCGGGCCACCCAATTGGATGCAAGAGCTGGTCTGTGGTGTCGGCCTGCACAAAGCAGAGCAGCGGCAGCAGCGGAGCGCGGCCTGTAAACGCGGACTTTCGAGACCACGGAAGCGCGCCCAATGTGCCGAAATCAAAAAAGTAAAAGCTACTCATGAGGCGCCCCACTTCGTTCGCACTGCCGTCGATGCGGCAATAGCGTGGCGACACCGCGCCAAAATCGGCGCGAACAATTGTGTTGCGCCACGCGCCGCCAGCGTTAAATGGCCATCCATGCTGCGTCGAAACCAAATTGATGAAGCTGTTCCCAAAATCGTGCATCGTGTTGTAGCAGTAAGCACCGCTCGTATACGCACCCATCCTGCGCAACTGCCCAACGCCGAAATGCCGGTATGTCTGAGCTGTCACTTCGACAGTGACGTGGAGGTACGGGATCGACGCACCAGAGGACGCGCAGTTTCAATCCGCGCGCGCCCCG